TAATTTAAGACTCTTAAAAAAGATGAAATTAATAGCAAAGGATAAACTAAATGAGATTAAGTAAAAATTTTAGTTTGAAAGAATTGACAACTAGTCAAACTGCTGAGCGTAAAGGGATTAATAATAATCCTAATGACGACCAGATTACAGGATTGCAAAAGTTATGTGAAAACATATTGCAACCTGTCCGAGACCATTACGCAAGTCCAGTTACCGTTTCTAGTGGATTTAGAAGTGCAGAACTGAGCGTTGCAATAGGCTCATCCGTTAATTCACAGCATACTAAAGGCCAAGCTGCTGATTTTGAAATATTTGGAGTACCTAATGCTGAGTTAGCAAAATGGATTATGGATAATTTAGATTATGACCAATTGATTTTGGAATACCACAATCCAGAGGAAGCAAATAGTGGTTGGATACATTGTTCATATAAAAGTCCAACAGATAATAGAAAGAATACATTGAGAGCGTTTAGGGATGATAAAGGAACAACTCAATATGTTGAGTATAGTCCCAACTGAGCGCTTGGCATAGTCAGTAAAGACGAGATAAACGATATGCTGACACTTCATAGAAGTACCTAGTGCTTGACAAACCTATCAAATGTGATATAATAGATGATAATAAAGGAGTAATATAATGACTAAAGAATTTAAATTTGTTGATGTGAATAAGTCCCTATTGCCTACAACGAAAGGTCGTAACCAAAATGGTATGCGATTTTACGAAATAGAAGGTAAGAACTATCCATCAGTTACCACAATCCTAAATAGTAGAAAGTCTGAAGGTTTAAAAAACTGGCGAGCTAATATTGGTGAAGCAGTAGCGAATTTTGAAATGAGAAGAGCTGCTAGACGAGGAAAATCTACACATACATTAGTTGAGAATTATATAAAAGGTGAGACACCTGGAGAAACTTCTGTACTACCATTAGGTCTTTTTAGATTGTTGAAACCGTACCTAGATAACATTGATAATGTACATTTGGTGGAAGCTATAATGTATAGTAAGAAGTTAACACTTGCAGGTCAAACTGATTGTGTTGCTGAGTATAGAGGTAAGTTATCAGTAATAGATTTTAAGACAGCGAACAAAGAGAAGATTGAAGATTGGGTAGATAACTACTTCCTTCAATGTACTGCCTATGCAGTTATGTATGAGGAGCTATTCGGTAAACCGATAGAGCAAATAGTTGTTCTGATTGCAGGTGAAGATGGTTCAATGCAGGAATGGATCAAAAATCCAAAAGATTATTATGCTGAACTAGAGAAAAGTGTACAAACTTTTTATAAATATTATAACAATAAACAGAAGATAGAAGCAGAAGTTAAGCAAGCCGGCGAACAATGATTTACTAAACTAGGTTTGTAATTCTGGTTTCTACTAAAAAGGAACAGAATTTAATGAAGAACCTAATTTTAAGTATACTCATAATGGTTGGATTGCTGATAGGTGTTACTGCTAACGCAGAGCATAAAGAACAAATCTTTTTTCCATCACAAGCGCCAATCATTTGTGCTAAATATCAACAACTAGAGGACTGGTTAAAACATAATAACTTTGAACCTGTTAATGTTGGTTTAGGTAGAGACGGTGGCAAGTCAGATGGCACTCCAGTATTTTTAATAATGGGGTATTTAAAAAAAGGTACAGATGTATATGTTGCCACTATTGAAACACCAACTAGAGTTGATAAATGTTTGATGTTTAATGTATATGATTTTAAAGAAGTTGATAGAGAAGGTAATTTAAATTAAAGATAAAGGATATATGAAAACAATTGGAATGTTTTTGATTGGATTATTTTTAGTTAGTGGATGTGTTTCTGAACCAAGAGTACAATTTGGAAAGAAATGTGTCATTAAAGGTGACCAAGTAGTTTATTCTTATATATGGATATATGAAAAAGATTTACCGTTAGAAGCTGACGAAGAAACTTGCAAACAAATTAAAACGGATTAATCGTTGAAGGTGTTGTAATAACTGGTGAAGACCTGGGTGCAACTCCCAGCACCTCCACCATTCACACTAAACGCATACCTATGGTGTGCTTTTAATGGGGGTGATTGAGGCTCGATTCACAGATGAAAGAACATTGGAGATTAGTAGTTGAAGAACTTTAAACTTAACTTTAACTGGCAATAATAATTTTGCCCTTGCTGCCTAGTTTTTAGGTAACGGAGTTGGTATGTACTTGGCAACAGAAACATACCACACTAATAATAGGACTAGGAGAACCACTACAAATGCTAAAAGAACTTATTTTTATGATAACAGCAGTATTGATAACATCAGGACAACCAAATATAGAAGATACAAGAACACATCAAGGTTATAAATTTGATACTTTAAATGAGTGTCAAGTCTTTATTAAAGATAACTATAACGATTTATATGTGGGCTTACTATATGCTTTAGCGAGAGAAGGTAACACTAGCCAAATTAAAAGTATTACTTGTGGCAGTTTTAAAAACACAGACCCACAAGAAGCGGGATTATTAACATAGGCGCTTGACATTCCTCTCATATGTGATATAATATTACTATGAAATCAAAACAATTTAGTTTAGAAATAGAAACTTACAAGAAAGAACACAAAGGTATATCGTATATGGATGCCATTGTTGGATATTGTGATGAAAGAAATATAGATACTGGTACCGTAGGACCATTAATCAATAAGGCATTAAAGGAGAAGGTAGCATTAGAGTGTCAGAAACTTAATTTGTTACCAAAGACTTCGGAGTTGCCAGTATAATGAAAGTAGCTTTTATAGATAAAATGGGTAGTGACCTATCAGTAGTGAACGCTGCTAGAGTATCATTTGCAAAAATTAAAGATAAATTTGAAGACAAAGATGAAAAGTTAATTAAATATCTTGCAGTACACGGACATTGGTCACCTTTTGCTCACGCTTCAATATCATTTAGAATTAAGGCACCAATATTTGTTGCTAGACAATTAGTTAAACATCAAGTAGGTTTAAGTTGGAACGAAGTGAGTAGACGATATGTAGATGAACAACCAGAGTTTTATCAACCAATGATGTGGCGAAAAAGACCAGAAGAAAGTATTAAACAAGGGTCAGGTGATGAAGAAGTACCTTATGATATAACACATATGTTAAATGTTGCTCAAACAACTTATAAAGATATGTTAGAGGAAGATATAGCACCTGAAATGGCTCGTATGATACTACCACAAAATATGATGACCGAATGGATATGGTCTGGTAGTGTATATGCTTTTAGTAGAGTATGTAATTTGAGAATTAAACCAAACGCACAAAGAGAAACAGGACAAGTTGCTGAACAAATAGTGAAAATTATGACAGAACATTTTCCTGTTTGTAGTAAATATTTAATAGATAGACCAGAGTTATTATAAAATGTATGGGGGATTTGATGTATTTAAGATATGGTTGGCAGTAAAATTACATTTTACAACCAAGACATATGATTACTTCACTTATGCTGGAAAAGTTAATTGTAAACTTGAAACATTTACTAAAAGAAATGACAGATACTTCTTTCATAAGTTATCTAAAAAGTATTCCGCTGAAGAAGCACTTGACTTTTTTGTTGCGAATTTTATACACAGCGATAAAGCGTGGATTGGAAATCTTGCCAAACAAGATGGCACCGATAATTACCTTTATCATAGAAAGTATAAAGATAGTTTTAGTTATAATTTTAGGAGTGAGTGTAGGATTATTGGTGATAGCTTGGTTAGGAATAACATTACTTTTGATGATTTGTTTCTGGTTGATAGAGGCCAACACCCACCATTTTTCAAACTCTTATCTAGTAAAAAAGTATCTTACCAAACTTTTGTAGTATTTGAACAAATGTTGGGGTTTGTTAAACGCTGGGATAAAGAAATTAAAGAAATGGTTGTATGGCCAATACATAGTAAGAGAATTAAAAAATATATTCCATTTGTATCTTATAATAGAACACAAATGAAATTAATAGTGAAAGAAGAACTGATTGAAGTATATGGGAATAAGAAAAAAGCTTGAAGAAAAAAAATACGATATAGATAAAATAACACCTCTACACGACCTATCTTGGTATATTAAATGGATATCTAGCTTAATAATATTATGTGGAATGATGTCA